TTGGAGCATTATCGGGAAAACTTAGGAGAATGAAATGAACACAGCCACCCAACAGGGCGCGCCACGCGATTACGTCACAAACGCGCCTTCGAATAAGCCACCGAATCCAGACCTCGCTATCAACGAAGTCATTGTCAAAGAAAGTCCACGCGACGTTTCTATCGCTGCAATGACTCAGCGCATGGAAGATAATCGCGTAGAAGAATTGAACGAAGCCATTGCGGCCGATCCGGGGTTGGCGGCGAATCAAGCCCAGATCGAGAATCAAATCGACGCCGCGAACAAAGAGGCTATCGCGGCCGGTGAGTTACCAGCGCCGGCCAAAGAAACTACTGACGGAGCTGCATCAGTACAACCGATGCACGCGCCGCCAGCCGCACCAAAACCGGATGCGCTGCCAGCCGAGCTGGCTGCTGATCCGCTATCTGAGTACATCGTCATGCAGGATGGAAAACCGATGTTTTCCACCAAAGTGAACGGACAGCCTCGGCTTATCCCACTCGAAGATGCACGGCGCGAACTGCAGATAGGAACCGCTGCAGCCATACGAATGAACGAAGCTACACGTTATTCGCAGCAAGTTGAGCAACGTGCGCAACAGGTGTCGGCAAGTGAAGCCGCCCTGGCAAAGCGTATGCAGCAGCCCGTAGCACCAGTACGAACGGCAGTACCCGCTCAAACGGATCTGTCGGAAGAAGCCCTCTATGATGAGGCGAAAGAAATCTTCCAAACGGCATTCACAGGCACCGAGGAAGACGCTGCACGAAAGCTGGCTAAGACGCTAGTCAAACTTCGCGGATCAGTTGCCGTTCCGGCAGTTCAACCGCAAATAGACGAACGGACTATTGTCAGAAAAGCAGCAACCGCGGCTGTAAACGCGGTACAGGCGGTCGAGCAAACGAAGGACGTTCGAGCTGGATATACCAAATTCCAAGAGAACTATCCCGACATAATGGGCGATCCCGTACTGTATAAAATGGCCGACGACATGACCGACGAAATTGAGCAAGAGCATCCAGAATGGTTGATCTCTCAAGTCATGGACGAAGCAGGAAAACGCACACGCACATGGGTAAACAGGATGAAGGGCGTTCCAGATCCAGATCCAGACCCGGATCCGAATTTGCAACCACCCCCTCGCTTGGCTGCCGGTGAGCCTGCGTCACCTCCCACCCAAGAACATCGTCAAGAAAGAAAACAGGGGCTAGTAAGGATGCCCGCGGTTGCAAACGCAGCTGTACATGAAGAACCTTCGGACGACGCTGCAAAAGAGCAAACTCCGCAAGAGGCTTTTGATGAGTTGCGACAATCGAGGGGGCAACCGGCCTAGCTAATTTTTTGAAGCTATGGAGGAATTGTCATGGCAGGACAAGTCTGGCAGACAAACGCTTTGGGTGGCTTCATGTGGTCGCCCAATCTGAGCCGCAAGCTCAGAACGGCTTTACAGCCGATGGTGCGCTTTCGTCAATTCTGTGATGCCCGCGAGGCATTCGGAAAAGGCAAGGGTGACACCTTCAACTGGAACCACTATTCGGACGTATCGGTACAGGGTGGAACCCTGAACGAAACCGACACTATGCCGGAATCGAATTTCACGATCACGCAGTCGAGTCTGACTGTCGAGGAATTCGGTAATAGTGTTCCTTACACGAAGAAACTGGACGATTTGAGCGAGCATCCGGTAACGGAAATCGTTCACAAAGTCTTGAAGAACGACGCCCGGAAGGCGCTCGATTCAGCTGCAAATGCGCAGTTCGAATTGACGCCGATACGTGCGGTAAGTACGTCAGCAACAGCTATCACGTTTACGACCAATGGTGTTCCCTCGGGCACGCCAACGGACGCATTCAACGATCAGCACAGCAAGATCATTGCGGACGAACTCACCGAGCGGGACATTCCCACGTTCGACGGTAACAACTACATGGCGATAGCACGGCCGACTACACTTCGGCCTTTCAAGGACGATCTTGAAGCTATCCACCAGTTCGTGACCGAAGGCTGGCATGTCATTATGAACGGTGAAAAGGGTCGTCACGAAGGCATTCGATACTGTGAGCAGACGAATATCGCATCGGAAGGTTGGGCTTTATCCGATGGTATTTTCTTCTTCGGTGCCGATACTGTCGTCGAGGCGTTTTCAATCCAAGAGGAAATCCGCGGTAAAATACCAACCGATTACGGACGTTCTCGCGGAGTTGCGTGGTATGCGTTGCTTGGGTATGGGATCGTCCACACCACGGCACTGCAGGCTCGTATCATCAAGTGGGATTCAACTGAATAGGAGGCTTAATCATGGCTAGAAATCAAAATTTCTATGACAATGCGGACAGCCGTACTTATCGGTTTCCCGCTGTAACTGTGTCAGCAGCCGCAGTCATTGGTCGCATTGCCGGACCAGCTGGAAAGGTCGGTCGTGTTCGAGGAATCGAATATCTCGTCACAACCGGCGTGACTGTAGCGGCAGCGTTGGTATCTGTTGGCGTCAATGGGGCAACCCTGCCGGCGTCGGTCTCTATTCCTGTATTAGCAGCCAATCTCGGTGGCGGTCAGACCGACGCTGAGATAAAAGCTGCCGGTGCGGACGAGGTTGCAGGAGTCAACGATGTTGAGCTGACGGCAGACACGACGATTGAAGTTGCAAGTGACGGTGGCGCGACTGCCGGTGCTGTGGATTTGATCGTCAAAGTCGATTGGTTCTAAGGAGGAATCACCATGAGAGTACAAGCAGGACATGGCGGTGGTTTTAAGGGCGAGTACAGCGCGCCCGCTCACAAGGCATCAACGATTCGAGGTTCGTTTATGAGCGACGACTCTGCGGGTGTTCAGGATGGCCTGTCGGCCAGAATGGACATGGACAGCGAGTCGTTGTTTGATTTCGAGATCAACGAACAGATGTCTAACTCGGGTAATCCCCGGCAAGCAATTGTCGGTCCGAGAGGCACGAAGTCTGTGTCTGAAAAAGGTCACACGTTCACGATGTGCTGATCGAACGAAGTCCGGGGCTTCGGCCCCGGATCTCTTAATTTTTTGGAGGAATTGAAATGCCAAAATTTGAAATTCCCGTTCCGAAGTTGAACAAGTACACGAACGAAAATTTCATCATCGCCCCGAACATGGTCGATGAGGACAACATGGCAGATAGTGTCGAAGCTCGATTCGTTGCGAACGCTTGCATCGAAGAAGGATGCTCTGGCCGGAAGTCAATCGACACCCTGTTCGAGAACTTTAGCCAGGATATCGTGGATGTGCCGCGAAGCACTATTCCCGAGCTTGCCGTTGGTGACGCCGGAGTGCCGAACCACGAAGGTACGGAAAATCCCGCGCCGGTTTGCGTGGATCTTCAAGACTATCCGCACAGGAGATATTGAAATGGCGAAGAAGAAAGTGAAGGCGAAAAACGTCGCGCACGAAAAAGGAAAAGAGAGTGTCGAGACAGAAGTGCTAGTCAGTGCGCCTGATCCAGAGGCACAACCAGCGCCGCCGCCCGCCATCGAGAAAGAACAAGTTTTCAAAGTGATGGATAACGGACAGGCTACGTTCTACACGGAAACCGAGTACCGAAAGAAATATGGCAAAAAGAAAAGCAAAAAGTAAGTCGGTAGCAGATCCGTTGGTTCGAGTCCGCGGAGGCCCGAGAGGCTTTCGCATGATCAAACTTTCTGATTGGAAGAAAGAGAAAGCACAAGGTAGAGGTATGCAACGATGAGAGAATTCGACCCCGACAGCGATTATCAAAAGCATCGTGATTTAATCAATGGTGTTCACTACACCCAAGATGGCTATGCGTTCACATCTGGTTACAAGTGTATCGGCAAAGTCACCGGCTCGAAAAAGCCAGCCACGACAAAAGAGCAAACTCCGGCACAAAAAAGTGCGAAGGAACGTGCCAGCGACAAATTGAAAGGATTCGCAAAACCGGATATGCCGGATGAAATGCAGTCTGCTCTGGAAGAAAACAAGACAGCTGCGATTGCAGAGGAACAAGCGGAATGAGTACCTATCTCGAACTTGTAGATGATCTTCATTATTCCGTAGGCGCGGCCGGCACAGCGCCAGCAGCCGTAACAGGATTGACCGGCGAAGCTCGCCGGCTCGCTTTGTGGATTCAACAGGCTGACGATTACGTTCAATCGTTGTGGGTGAACTGGAAATATCTGCGACAGGAATATTCAGAAGATACGATCTCAGGGATTGCGACTGCAGCTGCACCCGCGAACCTAAAATATTGGGACTACAAAACTTTCAGGATAATTCTGCCCGGCGAGACTGATAAAAATCCATTTCAAACGTCTGAGTACGACAAAGCTAAAATGGACATTTTGGATACGGATCCTGATGTACCGTGGCGAGCGATCATCATGCCGGACAATTCCATTTTGTTTGAATCCGTTCCCGATGATGCTTACACCATCGAAGCGGATTACTACGACAAGCCCACCTTACTGGCGGCAAATTCGGACGTATCACTGATACCCGAGGAATACCATCAGGTGATATTGGGTCGGGCAATGATTCTTTATTCAAATTTCGAAAGCGCGCCTGAGATCAAAGATCAGGGCGAAGAAATTTACATAGAGCAGTTGGCCCGTTTGGAAAACGATCAGCTGCCGAATCAGTGGAACGCACGATTCAATACGGGAGCTATGATCGAAGTTATTGCGGAGTAACGCATGACAGGGGCGCTCGTAAGTGGCAGGCGTGTAAACGCTAAACGTGCTGTCACAAGAACACAGTATTACGCTCTCGAAGGTGGACTGGATGTTGTGACACCAGCATTGTCCATTCGTCCCGGCATGGCGATTGCAATGGTCAACTTCGAACCGTGGTATCAGGGCGGCTATCGGCGCATACCTGGGTATGAACGATTTGACGGACGCCCGAAACCTTCCGATGCTTCCTTCTCAGGCTTTGACGTTGACGACATTTCGACTCTGACGCTGCGTGACACGATCACTGGCGACGTTTCTGGCACGACTGGCATCCTCATCGGCATCTATGACGATGATGGCACCTTCGGATCCGATGCGATCGGAGTGACGAAAGTCGTCGGCCCCGGGTTCGATGGCACTGAAACTCTGAACGCTGGTGCGCTCACTATGGCCGGGGCAGCGGTCGAGCTGCAAGCGCCGACTGTCGCGCTCGAGGAAACTTGGCTGCTCGAAGCAGAGCTGGAATACCGCGAGGACATTTTGGTTGTGCCAGGATCCGGGCAAGCCCGGGGAGTGTGGCAGCGTCTTGCCGATGTTTATGCGATCCGCGATAACGCGGGCGCAACCGCGGGAATTCTCCACAAGGCCACCACATCTGGGTGGGACACTGCGCCGATCACGATGGCCGAGACAATCCGTTTCGATACAGGACTAAATGCTGGCGGCGACGTTGTTGAAGGCGATACTCTGACCGGAGGTAGCAGTGGAGCAACCGGAACCATTCATCGGATTGTATTGAATGGCGGCTCAAACTCATGGGACGGGAGCGGCGAGGGTTATTACGTTCTGACTGGTGTGGCTGGCGGTCCATTTACTGACACGGAATCCTTAGAGTCGCCAGCCTTGACTGCGGTTGCGACTGCTGACGGTGTGAATTCCACATTTGCCTTCTCTCCTGGTGGTGTCTATCGGTTCATCAATCATAACTTTTTCGGCGGCTCGGGAACATATCGAGTGTACGGATGCAACGGTGTCGATGCGGGATTCGAGATTGATGAAAACGATATTGTGTCTCCGATCCTGATGCCGATCAATCCAGTGACCGGGGTAGCACCGACCAACAACACACCATTTCTTGTCGAAGAACATCGAAATCATTTGTGGTTCGCATTCGAAGGTGGATCAGCTCAACACTCTGCGACAGGCACACCGTTGATTTGGAGTGGATTCCTCGGGGCCGGCGAGTTTGCAATGGGCGACGAGCTTACGAGCATGAATAGCATTGTTGGCAACGTGCTGGTGATCACGACCACACGCGAGACTCGCGGTATTTTTGGTACATCAGTGCTGGATTGGGAACTCAAGATCGTAGCTGAACAGTCAGGCGGTTTGCTGTTCGGAGCACAAAAGATCGACACGGTTTATTCGCTCGATGATCTCGGCGTTACTTCGATTGCCAGATCTGATCAGTTGGGCGATTTCATATCGGCTACAGTGTCACAGCAAGTGCAGCCGATCATCATTGCGCAACGTCCACGATTTACCGATTCAACCATCGTGCGTGAATCAAATCAGTACCGAATGTATTTCAACGATAAGAGCTGCGTGGTGATGTATGTCACGGCCGGTTCGCAAGCGGAAACACAAGTCCGCAGACGTACTTCCAAATCGCCATCCGAATTCGGATTTCTTTCTTATGACATTGACGTTGCAAACATCTACAACACCGACGACGAAACCGGAAAAGAGCGTACCTATTTCGTTACTTCGGATGCGACTTTTGAAGGTTTTGTGTTCGAGGATCAGATAGGAAAGAATTTCGACGGCGAAGAAATTGCGGCATACATTCGCACAGCATTTAATCAGGTGGGATCGCCTTCCTACCGCAAACGCTTCCGGCGAGCAGATCTCGAACTCAATATCGTCAACCCGCAAGAATTACAAATACAATTTGCCAGCGATCTCACGTATTCCAAGCCAGAGATATCGAGTGGACTGGACAACATCGTGACTACGGACATTCCCGAAGTGACCGTGTTTGGCGGCGGCGGTTTTTGGGACGATGTTAATTGGGACGAATTTTTGTGGGACGGTTCAGCAATCTCGACCGCCAGGGCAGATCTATCCGGCACAGGTGAAAACATCGGGTTCCTGATCTTCAACCAAACGGCAAAAGCAAAACCGTGGGTGATGCAGGGAATCACGTTGCACTATGATATGCGGAGGCTTCAACGGTGACGATCACCAATCCTTATTACGAATTTACACCAGAATTCGTTCCGGCCACGAAAGCGAGATCCGATGCGGTCAACGTCCAGTATCAGCTGATCCAAAACGCGTTTGATCTTTTGCCGGCTGATCCAGATGCGACGACGACAGACACGGCGGTCTTTGCGCCTGAGTCTGGATCCGGCAACGCATATGTTGTCACGATGCCTAATACGCGGACCTCGAATCAGGACGGTGATGGAATCCGCTTCTTTGCGACTCACACGAACACTGGTTCAGCCACATTAGCTGTCGATGCCATTGGCGCAGTCGCCCTGGTGAATTGGACTGGCACAGTTTTGGGCGGCGGCGAGATTGTATCGGGCCGGATCTACGAAATCCGGTACGACGCCGCCAATGTACAGTTCGTATTAGCCGCATCAACGGATGGGGCCATTCAAGTCGGCTATGCCGAAGAATGGGCGATCAAAGCGGAAGACGTTCCGGTTTCCGTCGCAGCTGGTGGTGATGGCACTACGGACTTCTCAGCATTCCATTGGGCGCAAAAAGCATTGGCGACAGCGGTAAGCGGCCGGGTACTCACCGATATCAATACTGCAACGCCACCGACAACCGAAGGCGTTACGGGCGCGCATGAAATCTGGGATGCGGATCAAACCGACATTTTGCAACGATTAGGATTTGAAGGCAGCAATACGCTTGTTCTAAAAAACTTCATGCACGGTGGCGGTTTTCTAGTAACTATCGAAGACGACACCGGCATAGAGCGAACATTGCTCGAAACAGCAGTTGTAGCGGGTGGCGATACGTTTTGGACTGAGGTTGAAGCGTCAGCAGATATGGAGGGTTCTGATGGTGCGACTTCGTACACCGAACTTTCACTCAATCTTGCGGCCGCGACTTTTGAGGGTGGCGCGGAGCTTGATACAGCACAATTCCAGTCCGGCACATCTTCATTGCTGCTCGACAGATCAACCAATGACTTCATTAGTTTCCCTGATATTCCTGCATTCGATTTTGGCACTGGCGATTGGACTTTGGAAGGATGGGCAAGATTAGCTTCGTTGCCTGCAATCGGCTTTACTAATGATCCCGGTTATTGCATGGCTTCAATTTGGGATGATGGCAATGTCGAGCAGATCCGACTCGAAATTATCCGTGACGCCTTCGGTACGCGATTAAGCCTCTCGGGTAATGGTGGATGGGGGGAAGTAGGCACGATCAGCGGCGGTGTCGCGCTCAACACTTGGTTTCACTGGGCGATTACTCGAACGGGCGGCGATATCAATGCGTACTGGAATGGCAACCAAGAGACTAGCGATTTCGGGGCTGCTCCTGCCGACATGGGCGGTTCAGCAGCGCCGCTTCGTATTGGTCAATCGGATGGCATTGGAAGAACCGACTTCTTTGACGGTTGGATTGACGATGTTCGCTTGACGATTGGCACTGCCAGGTACACCGGAACTGGCAGCATCACACCAGACAGTACGCCCTTCCCAACCAGCGGCCCGAGCGAAGGATTCAAAGTAGGCAATTCAACGATTCAAACAGTCATTCGCGGATCTGGCGACGATGCAGCTCAGACGATCTCGCCTGCGACTGGTGGCATGGAAGTAAACAATACGTTCACAGGCGTGGGTATGGAACGTGTTCTGACTGATTCGGATATCAGCACTGGCGGTGCTGCTGTTGATGCTCAATACAGGTTCGATAATGCAACCGCAGAAGCAGATCCCGGTAACGGCGACTTCCGCATGGACAACGCTACGCCGGCGTCTGTCACCGAGTTGTTTATCTCAAGCACAACCGACAACAACAACGACTTCGACAACATGCTCGGTTTCCTCAGTTCCGGCGATCAGATCTACATTCAGCAGGACGACGACGCTACGAAATTCATTCTGTTTGATGTCACGGCGAACGTGGACAACACCGGCTGGTACTCAATAGCTGGCACGATCAACGTCAGCGGCACGATCTTCGGCAACAATGCCAAGTGTCACATCATCCTCTTGTTCGGTGGTACAGGCGGCGGCGGTGGATCACTCACTGCTCCTGTCATCGCCCTGGCTGATATCAATACGGCGACGCCGCCAGTGGCAGAAGCCGTTACGGGCGCGTATGAGATTTGGGATGCCGATGAAACTGATCTGCTCGGCCGGCTAGGTTATTCCGCTTCGAACGATCTTATACTCAGCAATCGAATGCACAACGGTGAAGTGCGGCTTACGGGTGAAGATGCGGGCGGCACAACTCGAACATTTTTCCTAGCTGATCCAAACAGCATTGTCGATATAACCGCGCAAACAAGTCTCCGACTTTTCATTGATGGCGGGAACAACGCGATAATCGCTACCGGAGGCGCTGGTGTCGATCTCTATCACAACAACATAGAACGATTTGGCACTGGCGCAGCAGGCGTAGTCACAGTCAGGAGTGATGATAACGTCCAAAGTTCAACTCGTATGCTCGCATTTGCAATGCAAAATGGTACGAGACAAGGATTTATCGGACACGAAACTGGTTCTGTTTTTCACATACGAAGTGAATCGCACGGACAGAATATTACGGTGTCTGCCGAAGATGCAGGCGGCATTGTTAGAACGCTTATTTCTGGCGATCCTGATGGCGATTCATTCGCTCGCGCTACCAGACATTTCACGATACAAACTAACATCACCGAAGACGCATTAGTCGCAACTCAAAATGCCGATGTTGCACTTTTTTATAATGATATTAAAAAATTGAGAACTGATGCTTTTGGTGCGGCAATTTTGGCTAACATCAATACGGCAACGCCGCCAACGACTGAGGCGGTAAATGGGAGATTATGGTTCAGAGATCTGGCTGACAATGACGATTTGGGATATGTCGGTTATCAGGGCAGCAATGTTCTCTTAATTCAAAATCTCATGCACGCCGGCAAGATTGCTTTTCAGGCTGAAACCACTGCAGGCGTTAGTCGTAAAATGCTTGAATTGCTTCCTAACGGTGGACCGTCAGTCACGTTGCTCGAAGTTGGTGTTGCGGTTGTTCAATCGAAAACTGCTTCTACTGGTGGCCTTGAAGTCAACAACACTTTGACTGGTGGTGGTTTTGAACGGGTTCTAACCGAATCAGATGGTGTGCAATTAGCGGTCAAGAAGGCAGATACTTCTCGATCAAGCACCACAACACTCGCTGACGACCCGGATCTGGCAATCACAGTCGATGGCACTGCCTACTACGCTGTCACGATTCACGGACACGTTACTTGTGCAGCTGCCGCCATCGACATGAAATATGCGCTCGATGGCGCAACAGGCAGGATAATTCAAGCGTTATTCACGTATGCA